ATACTGTCCAGTTAAAGTTATGAGAGTTATATTGCCCGGTAATGCCATTACCTATCTCCCCACCAACACGCGATTATTGTAATTACAACAAGACCAATAACCATTTGAATAGGCGTTAATCCAAACATTTAGAACGCCCTTGAAGGATAGAGAATTCCGTTATCTCCAATGTTACCAATAGAGGTTATGTAAGAATTAACTAATGTTCTAGCGTTATTTGAGTTCGTGATAGCAGTTGAAAGACCCGATTGTAATGTTGCTAGGAAAGTTTCTACTGCGGCGGCTTTGCCTTCTACAACAGTTAAACGATTTGAGTAAGAAGTAAATTCAGCACCATCAATATAGAGTGCGCCAGTTCCATCGTTTGCTACGGCTGGAGAAACATCTGCAAGGTCCACAGTTGCGGTAGCGGCTGGTAGAAGAATATCAAATGAGCGACCACCAACAAATGCTTCTTCTACATAGTAAGTGAAATCTACTGGAGAGGCATCGGCATCGTCTGTTGCTACAAGTTGTTGAGAAAAGGCTCCGTTAGCATCTAGGGTTACAACGATTGTACTGTTCACAAGAATTACATTTGAGGTAACATTTCTTAAAACGGCTCGCGGAGTGAACTTAACTTGTCCAGCAATAGCAACACCACTAATGTCGATGTATGTTCCTGTAACTGTTACAAGAGATAAGTTGCCCGGAATTGCCATTTATCACTCCTTATACTAGAAAGGGCGACTATTTCTAGTCGCCCTCCTAGTTTATTCTGTCCCTGCGTCTTTTAAGACTTTAGACTTGGTTTCTTGCTTAGTTTCTTCTTCGGTTACGAAAGTTATGTAGCGTGAACCTACTAGCGCCTTAGTGTTACGCCATTTACTCACATCTACAATGTCGCCTATTTCTAGTTGTTTGCCATTTTCGTTTGTTAATCTCTTGAGGATTTTTGCTTTCATCTTACGCAGTCGTGTCAATCCAGCAGTATGAGAAGGTCGCTGACGCTTGGTCAATCGCCGATGCTGTTGGGTTGTAGAGGTAGATGGATACTGTATCTGCCGCTGTTACTGCGGCTCCAACGAAGAGTAAATCATCGTTGAGAGTTGAAGGTGGATTTACAATAATGATGTCTGTTGTAGCCGCACCAGTTAGTGTAAAGGTTGTTGCTGCTCTTGTTGTTGCTGCTAATGAAGCAGGGTCGATTGCTACTGTGCCGAACTCAATACCGTAAACAGTATCGTTGTCGCCAATTTGTAGTGCGCCGACTGCCGCTTCACCGCGAGTAAGTCTATTTACCTGTGGCATTTATTTTCCTTTTCTAAGAAAAGAAGGGAGAGCCATTTGTGACTCCCCCTCCTTTATGGACTTAATTAAGCGACGATACCATCCCAGAAGTAACCGAGGTCTGAACCGATTACCTTGTTGTCGAATGACATTTCTGCTTCAACGCGTGTTGCCTTGATTGATTCCATACGGAAGGATGAAGTTCCGATGTTGGCACCAAGACCGCCTGAAACGCCTGTCCAGTTAAATGAATAACCAGCAGAAGGAGTCATAACTCCAGGATTTGTAGCAACATGTGCTAGAAGTGCGCCCTTGCCATAAGCAAATGAGTAAGCCTCTGATGCGCCTTCTTTGTTTGTTGCCTTTACAGCCTTTGCAACCATAACGCGAGGAATGTCGAACATTGCTGCCAACATATCGGTTGTGATTGTTTGTGAGGATGTGTACTTGATACGGTCAACTAGGTCAGGGTGATTCTTTAATTGACGGAATACTTCGTAACCAAGAACTAGAGTGTTTGGCTCTTGTCCTGTGTTTCCAAGGACCTCAGACTTTGCAGCCTCGATGTCGTTGATTGGGTCTGAAGTTGTGTAGTTAGACCATTGAATTGTTTGACCTGAAGATGGTGCTGAAGCAACACCAGTTACATCGTCTGCCCATACTCCTGTTGTAAAGAAGTCAGTTACGAACTGAAGTTCCTTACGAAGTAGCAAGCGATGTGTAACGAACTCTGAAGCCTCACGAAGAGGATTCAATGGTGCGTCTGAGTTTGCAAGTGTCTGGTCGCCAATGTCCTTATGGAAAGCGAATACATCTGCATTGTATGTGCCAGTTGTTAGGTTGTAACCTGAACCTGCTGACTCAGTTGCATCTGCGCGGCGTTGTGCCTCATCGCGGAACCAATCGTTCTTTGTGTAAACAAAGTACTTATCTGATTTCTTATCGACAGGGATAACTGGGAAAACCTTATCAGCGATAAAGTTTTCTTGCTTCTGCATATATGCAACAGAAATGTTTGTAAGAATCGCATCAATGTGCGAATCTGTTAATGTTGGTTGTGGCATGTTAGATAGGCTCCTTAGTTCGCTCTAGTTGGGTTAGCGCAGTTAATAACTGCGGCAACGATGTTTCCATCAGCGGCTGGTGCCTCAAGATAAACGCCAAGAACATACTTTGTGGTGTCTGTAACAGCAAGTGTTGCAGCCTTACCAGTAGAAGATGTTCCGAAGTTTAGTGCAGTTCCAAGTGTTGCAGCCGCAGAGGCTACAATCTTTGTTCCGCCTACGATAGTTACAGATGCTTCCGCACCTGATACTGGGTTGTTTTGTAGAACTCCGATTGGTACATCAGTAGCCGCGGCAGCCGCAACAACCTTTCCATTGGAATCCAACTTAACAAATGTATATTGTTTAGATGATAAATCCGCAGCCGCAACGAAGGTTGCTCTTACGGAATAGTTATTAATCTCGTATGCCATGTTTACTTAGCACCCTTCTCGGTGAGGTATTGCTTATAAAGGTCTGTATTGGCAAGTGCGGCATCAGCCATCGCAACTTCAAATGAAGGTGCAACTCCTGATTCAACTGCCGCCTTTGCTAATGCAGTCAGACGGTCGTATGCACCCACAGCGGATGAATCAACAGACTTACCAATTTCAGCAAATAGGTTTGATGTTTTGGCCTGAGTATTTACGGCTTCAAGAATGCCTTCGATACTCTTCGTTAAATCTTCATCGATTAATGATAAACGACGAAGTGCTGGACCAACTTTCTCTGCTTCCAGAGGAAGGTTGTTCCAATTCTTTGCTTTAGCAATAGCGTCAGCATCTGCTCGCTCATCGCGTTCTTTTTGAAGAAGTGCAACTGCTTCATCGGCGCGAGCCTTTTCAACAGTAAATGCTTTTTCAACAGACTCCAAAGATTTCATCATTGGCTTCTTTTCGTGCATTGCTTTTTCTTCTTCATCTTCCATCTTCTTCATGCGCTTCTTATATTCTTCATCACTTTCATCTTTACCTTGAGTTAGAAAGGCTGGCATTTTCTTAGCCTTCTCAACTTCGGCTTCAAGTTCAGCGATGCGAGCGTCTTTGTCAACTGCTGGTGACTCAGTTTCGGTTGCTTCTGCGACTGGCGCTTCTGCAACAACTGCGTCCTCAGTTACAACTGTGCTTTCATCGGACACTGAGTCCTCCTTAGTTATTGTTGTTTCGGTAAGCGAGTCAATGACCGCTTCGATTTCTTCGGCGTTAGCGGATTTCATAACAAGCCAACCTTCGGAAAGGTGTGCTGGATGGTCCACTCCGCTTGTTTCATCAACAGCAAGGCGTACCATTTTTGTTGCCTTAGCCATTTATCCTCCTACACCGTTGGGGCATAACATTTTGCATAAAGACTATTACGCAAATCCTTGTATCGGTGAAAAAAGAGTAACACATAGTTCATAATTTTTAAGCGCAACGCCACAAAAGGAAAGACACCCAACATTTCTGCTGAGTGTCTTTCTTGCAATCTTCCCCTATTGCATTTCACAACCTACTGGGTCAAAAGGGAGGTGGCAATTCCTAATCTAATCTTTGCTCTCAGTTCCATAAGGATAGTTCCAAGCCAGTTCTTACCTTCTCGCATCAAGGGGTCTTGGATAATGTCTGTCGAGCCATCAGGATTAGTCCCGATTAGATTAACTCCCCAAACAGTATCGTCCCAAAATGTGCCTTCCTGAAGGTAGGCATTTCCTGTACTTAAAAGGGCATCCGTAAGGATTGGATTAGAAAGAAACTTCTCAGCCACAACGGTTTTCATAACATTGTATTTAACTTCTTCCCAATCGTGTCTCATTACTTGAGCAGTTCGACCAAGAGTCTTTGCTTCTTGTGGGTCTGTCGAGGCGGCAATTCGCTTATAGAGTTCTTCATCTACTCCATAAACTTTCTGAGCGGCGTAAGCGTGTTCAGAAGTAGCCCACACAGTTCCGTAACATTTGAAAGGTGAACCTTCGTAGAAGTTTGATAGAAACGATAAAGGATTATTAGTTCCTAAATCATCAAACCAGTCAATCAGCACATCAGGGTTCTTATTAAGAACGCCCTCGTAAGTGAATTCGTTAGTTGCTAATACTTGTGTCATTTTTATCTCCTTGGGTCGTTGTTGAGAACATCGGTAGCGAATGCAGTATCAGGTCGCTTGCTTTGCATCAGAAGAATTAACTTCTTAAGTGTTTCAAGTTGTTCGTCTTCAAGTCCTAACGCCCAACCTTCTTCATCGGTCTTGTCTGAAGTAAATACAACATGACCCATAATTGTGTCTTGAATCATAAACTCTTTCATAAATAAAAAAGTTCCGTCAAGATTAGGCAGGACATTATTTTTTAACTTACCTTCTTCATCAAGCCACATAGTTACACCTAATGAAGCAAGATGAACGGCTTCGACAATATCTGTTCCGATAAAGTCATAACATTTCTTTACCAGTTCTTCTTTACCAAACTCAATAACTGAAATCTCACCTTTGAGGCTCAGTTCTTGAATAGGGTCGCTGGCATCATTAATTTGAGTCAGACCTTTAACTGCGAGCGCTTTCATTACGCCACCTCAGCAGAGGCGAGATTCTTAATCTCTTGGTCGATGAACTTAAGTGTTTGCTCGTAATTTTCAAAGCCAACTTCTTCTTGAATAGCCATAACTAATCCGTGGATAGTTAAATGGAATTCTTCAATCTTGTCTTTTGCATCCACATCATGCGGATTGAATTCAGGAACTTCATTACGAAGTTTTCTGATGGCGGTAATTGCATCTTGAATTGATGGTCTTGTTGCTTGAGTCATACTTTCCTCCTTGGGATTAGTGGTGCTTGCAGGAGTAAGTATCACGCCATAACAGGCGTTAAGAGAACTTCATTAAGTGGTTATTTTTTATTCCGTACAGAATTCCTGCTGATTTGTACAGTTAAATAGACATCCAACCTTTGTAAGTTGCGTTTGGGTTATCTTTCAACCACTGCTCTCGCAATTTGTTTTGGTACTTCCAGTCAATATCCGTATTTCTTTCTTGAGGATTATTTGACTGGTCCTCCTGTAATCCACGCATCACAAGTCCTTGACGAAGCGCATTTGAAATCGAAGGATTCGCAATAGCCCAACTTGCCAGCGTTGATAACATCCCAAGAGTTTTCACTTCTTTCATCGCCAGTTGCTAATCCTTCTTTTATACAAGTCAGCATTTCTTTTGTTTGTATAAATGCCGCACAGTTACCACATCGAGATTTCTTTGCTTCTTCAATACTAACATCCCAGCGTTCAGCCTTTGCATTCCAAAACTCTGTATTGGCTTCTTCAGGATTAAGTGGTCCATAGGCGGCAGTCTTAATTGCCTTCTCGCGGTTCCTTAGATTTGTGGCTACATTTTTTGTAGCAGTAGGACATTCGGCTTTAATAACTTGACGGTGAAGTAGAATCTCCATTACGAGCCAACTCCCATTCGAGCATTGAGGTCTGCGAAAGCGGCAGAAGGTGTCTTACCTGTAATCGCTGCCGCTGAATCAACAATCTGTGTGAACTTAGTTCGATACGCTTGAGCCTTAGGAGTGTTCTTTCCTGTCCGTACATCTAACGGCATTGATTGTTTATGGTTATACATATCAACCGCAAGACCGTTCATCTTCTTATCGTCTTCAGGAGATAAACCACCACCAGCGCCACCACCTTTGCCACCTTTACCGTGGCTTGCTTGATTATGGCTTCCGTGTTTAATTACTTCTTCCACTTTAATCTCCCTCAGGTAAATCAACTAACATTCTTTCGGCTCTGCCACCAATAGAATACCCTGTTAGTTTGCCTTTCTTAACTAATTCCCACGCCCAAGGTTCCCATTGAACTCCCATAAAAACTGTTCCTGTTGGATAAGTAACATCTTCGCCACTTCCATCTGCTTTAGAAACTGGAACGGTTACAGGGTAAGGCCAAGTCATTGTTTCTAACCATTCGCCCGCAACAACATCTCTGTTATGTTGTAAGCGGATACGGCGGTCTCCCTTTTTAACATATTCCCACAAAGCGTTTTGTAGTTCTTCTGTATCAGTCCATTCATTATGAGCATCTTTTGTATCAGGAATGTACCAAGGACCAAGAGTAAATCTTTTCTCTTCGGCTTTAAATACTGTTGTTATCTCTCCGTAAGACTTTGCCAAGTCGTGTTGTCGAAAGAGTTTATCTACCCAAGTCTTCGCCGCTTTCCCACCCCAAGCAGCGTATGCAACCCGACCGGGTGACGGAAACCCAGCCTCACCAATTTTGTAACCTTGACCTTGTGAATCGACTTCATGTCGAGCAAGAAAAGATTTCATTCGGGCGAGTGTGTCGCGAGATATTGCTTCGCCTCGAGCAAGTTGTCCTGCTCTAGTACGACCAACGCTTGTGAAGTTAGCACCAGCGTGTCCTTCTTCAATCCAATTAAGAGCGCGTTTTGCTTCTTCTCTTACGGCTTGAGGGGGAACAAAACTATCGGGTGTTGCTTTCTCTACATTAAGTGCATCCGTTACTAATTCTTTTATTCGAGCAAGAACGGACTTTTCTGTATCTACTGCTTCAATTACTTTAGGGCGAACGACCATCATATAGCCGCCGATGTCGAGCATTTGTAGCACATCTGCAAACTTATACCCGCTATCAATCCCCGCTTGAATTATTTCTTTAACAGGACCAAGAGATAAGTTTTCTGATTTAACTAGAATATCTAATTCGGTTTCTACGGAATCAATTACTAATGGAGTACTCCATGTACCGCAAGAGCAATCACAATCTTTTCCTGATTTAAGTATTTCTTCCATAATGCTATGGTGAACAAATAGTTGAGCATCGGAAGGTGTATCTGTTTGTGTATGTAATTTATCGTGTTGAGCAATAAGCGTATCTACACTCTTAGCCATAATTGGTTTCTTTACTCGAACACGACCCATAATGGTTGGCACATGAACATCAGTTGAGGTCGGATTCTCTTTTGTGGCATCAGGAACATTGGCGTACAAGGCTCGTTGGTGCTTTAACGCTTCGGTTCTATCTTTATGGCATCCAACAGTAGTTCCACCTTCATCGACTACGGCAAAGCCTTCACAGTCGGCGGCGTTAGTTTCTATTGTGTATGGCATAGGTTTATTCTTTCATAACACAGGCGGTTGGAACATTAACAACGCCTTACTTATAACATCTTCTTTTGAAAGACCTGCTCTATCTGAGTC